TAGGATACCTAACCTTAGTACGTTTTTCATCATATAGTTTATTTTGCCTCTCCTTATTTCTGTGACCTTCCAGTATAGAGCAGTCTACGTGCTTAATCACTTCATTAAACACCTTCTGCAACCTTTCGTCACAAGTTGCTAATCTTTTCTTTGATCTTGTTGAATACCTTGGCATGTGTGTATTTAGCTATCTTATGTTAACAATAAACGATGTAATAGTGCAACATTTAAAGTCTGGAACCTGTCATCCAGTTGTATGCCTTGTTTTGTATCTTGCGTATAGGGTGGTTGTCCACGTTTTCAATGGATTCTAGTTTTGCCCGACTACTCTTTGGTGCTTTTGCAAAGTAATCTGCATAGTATAAAGCATCCATAACATCATCATTTCTAGGTTTGGGATGTTCAAAGAACTCATCTACCAGCTCTGTCATCTCTCTTTGTATATACAACTTCTTAGAATTGACAATAGGGCCAAGGGTAGTTTCCAACCTATCTTGCTTTTTGATTCTAGACGGAGGCTTAACTCCCTTAAATATACCCGGAAGAAGTCTTTTTTCTGTTGCGGAAAGCCGTGTAACCATATCCCGAACCATCTCCTGTGCCGCAACTGTCTCAATCGTAACTCTACGTACTGGAGTATACTTGTTTGCAAGTCGTATAATCTCTTTCGGAACATCGAATGTTGGTATACGCTCACGAAAATACTCCAATACATACCGATTATTGCTGGAATCAATGCCCATGACCAGTATGACTTGATAGTCAGAAGTTTCTGAAGCTGTTGCCGCAAGGTCAACACCCATGTATATGTTGATCGGTATCGCATCTTCACCGTCTATAAGGTAATTAAATTTATTTTTACATTCAACCCTTCCATTGTAATACTGTATTCTGTCTATTTTAAACGATGCACTGGTGACATCTCTAGCATCATTCATATACTCCTGAGCAAACTTATTTACTAAACCAGCTTCAATAAACTCTCTTTTCTTTGCATCTAGTTTCTTTTTACTAAACTGTGACTCCCATAAGGGTTCACCATCTTCTATAGCCCTATAAAAGTTTACGTCCCAAGGATATGTCCTTTTATCCTCTTTTGCCTTCTTCCAACCATCGTACGTCATTTGCAGGTAGGAGTCATAGTGTACAATAGTCCCAGAAAGCCATATCCAACCCTCCTTGCCCGGTGTTTCTTCTAAGGCAGGGTACACTGTGGATACGATCCATTTCTTGATGTCTGCACGCCTTTCTGGCGTTTTTGTGTTTAGTTCCGATTCAAAGTCATCAAGAACAATACCAGTATATCGTACATCTACTTCTGCTCTACCTCTAAGTCTTTGTGATGTACCTTTGGATATTACCCTGTCACCTTTAGGTGTAACTAAATCTTTTTCTGTCCAGCGTTTTCCTACACTACCACCATCCATATTACCAAAGTAGTATCGTATCATCTTGTTGTTTTCAAAGTGAGAGCGGATATACTTTAGATGATCTATAGCCTGTGACTGTTCTTCTGATACCCATGCAATAAAGTGTTGCTGGTCGTCAGCCGCAAAGCAAAGTTTATGCATGATAGCGGCTTTGGCTACTACAGACTTACCATGACCTCGTGGTATAATATTACATATCCTAGCTCCGGGTGTGGTATCTATCATCTTCTTACCCATTTCGTAGTGAAAGGGTGCTGATTCTGATTTCTTTAGGAAGTCATTAGGAAGAAAAGCTCTTCCAAAGTAAATAAGGTTGCTATATGCTTTTGCTAGTACCTCATCTCTTTTGTCCATCTCTAATGGAGGTGGGGTAATATTAAAACTCACTTTAAAATATTTTCTATTGGATTGTATGGTGCAAATCTACGTAAGTATGCTTCTTCAGCTACACCTTTTAGATTAGGATTCCACAGTGTTTCTGCTTCTTTAAAAACTTTTTCCCTGCCTCCAAGATAATCACTTAGTGATTGTATCATATCTTGTTCGTACCTATTAAAGTCGCTTTGCGTAAAACCTTTTTGTTCTTTGTGAAATAACAATTTATTAGGACTACTTACTGCACGAATACCATGCAAAGGTTCATGGAGCAATGTTTCTGTTGGGTAATCACTTAATAAGCCATTTTGTCTATATCTAATATCTGTAGGTTTAAAAATTCTAATTGTGTCTGGAGCGTATAGAGGATTTTTTGCAGGGTAGTATTGTCCTCTTACATTTGATCTAGGTTCTGATCTGTATGCTATGATACCCGTAGGGGCATCGCCTAATCTCATCCTACCTATAACCTCCTGAGTTAAGCCTGACAATGTTTCTTGACCTTCTTGAGTTATGTCACTTTTTAATTCTGATATAGCTCTTGGAATATTTGCTTTAGACATAAAGTTAGCATACTTAACCATGTCTATTGGAAAGTCTTGCATACCTCTATAGTAGCTAACTCCTCCAAATTGTTTTTCGTCTAACTCGGCTTGCAATATTAGATTGTCTATGTTATTGTGCACATTGGTTGATGCAGGCTGTGCCATTTGTAATAAGTTGTTAGCCATCAGATAATTGTTTTTTTGTTTCTGGTAATATACCCTGTTCAAATGCTTTGAGCTTATCTCTGCTAAACCCAGAGAACTCTTGTATCAGTGCTACAGAATCTACTTTCTTTTCTGTAGATAACAAGCCAGATATTTTCATCAGTGTCTCCAAGGCTCTAAGCTTATCATTGTCTTTTGCATCTGCTTTGTCTACAACGTCTTTTGTACTTTCTAGTAAGTATCTTTTTGTGATACCTACTTCTGACATTAAGTTTTCTATTTCTTTATCCACTGCTTGCCTCACTGTTTTGTTTTTAAGTAGTAGTGTCGATCTTTTTTCTGCATACTCCAAACTGTTTGTAGTTGGAAAAGCTTTTTGATATGCTTCTGTAGGTTCCATGCCATGTGCAATATACTTAGCAAAGTTTCTTTTTGCATCTGTAAGATACCCACCTGTTTTAATTTGATAGTCTGACTTCTTAGTAAATCTGTATATTTCATCTTTTACCGTACCTGCAAAAGAACCTCTACCTCTGTGATTAAACATACCAATAATTGTTCTAATATAATCGTTATCTCTTTTTTTGGAATCTACGAAGCAACCTTTCTTTAGTATTTGAACTATCTTGCCATCGTCTGCAAGACACCAGTCCCCTTCCTCTGCTTTTTTCCAGTCTGTAATTAGAGGCGTGTTAGGATGTGCGGTACGAAACTCCAATTCAGATTCGTAAGCAAAATGCTTAACGCCTTTGATAGTACGGCTTAGTGCCAACTAATTAGGCTCTTCGTCTGTAAACAAGCTAACGTCTAATATCTGTAGTTCCGGCATATTCTTCATGCGGTACAATAATTCGGATATTAAACCTATTTGTTTGGAGTTGGGGTCTATAACATCCATTAGCTTTAGCTCTGATGATATCTCACGGCAACGCTCTAAGTTTTCAAAAACGTTACCAATCTCAAAGTCGCCAGCTAAGGCTTTTTGGTATAATGTTTTGTATTCTGACATGATTTAATTTAATAAAAACTTGACTACTATGTTTGATATAATATATATTTAATTATCCTAGTTTAGTTTGCGGTTGGTTATTTATAATAGTACTATAGTATATATAGTATAATAGTATATATAGTATATAGTATATATAATATATATATAATATATATATAGTAATATAGTATATATAGTAATATATAGTAATTATAGTAAGTAGTAAATAGTAATATAGTATATATAGTATATATAGTATCCGCTTCGTAATTATAGTACCCGCTTCAGTAATTCATCCAAAAAACCTTTAGAAAATTTTAAAAAAAAAATATTAGTATGTGTGTCTTTCTTTTTTTGCACACGGGCCACCCCCAAATCCGTTTCTAGGTTAGGATAATTGTATTGAAAAAAGCAAATTGACTTAAGCTAGTTATATTATACGCCGCAATTTTTTTTAAAAAACTTTAAATATTATGGAACTTTTTTGATTCGTGGAACGTATAATAGTCAAAGACATTGACATTTGATGTCTTATGTTTTTTGACAATTATACGATATGCAATCAGCCGATGGTGGTCGAGCTGTACCTTTACTTTGTGATGTATGTAAGAATGAAGCTGAGTATTGGATACGGTGAAAATAGACCTAAACTTATTATGGATGCATCGCTACCTGATCGTAGAATGAAGGGTAGCACAAAAAACTTAATCTTAATCTAAAATAAATAAGGAGCATTAAAATGCAATTACATGATCTTAATAACATTACTGACTTAGTACCTGTTACAGAGCCTAATCAAGTTACAGAACCAACTATTAAAAACTATGGTGGTAACCTTGATCCATTTATGGAAGTTCACAAGGAACAACTAACCTTTCCTGATGGTTCTATAAATCCTATGGTTTATGGCGTTCGATTAGGTACTCAGGATAAATTGTTAGCTGGTAATGTTTCAGCTAATTATTTGTTAGTACCTAATAGGGAACTAATGGATGTTGCTATGGAAATTATGGCTGTTAGTGGATTAAAATGGGAACATGAAAAAAGGTTCTTTAATAACAAAGGTCAGTTTAGAGATATATATTTCTGTAAAGATGGTGGCTTAGAGAAACCAGTTCCTAATGTTGGTGATCTTGTGGGGCTAGTACTTGAAGTACAAAACTCTTACAATGGATCAACTGGTGCAGGAATTAGAATCTACTTTCAGAGATACATTTGTAAGAATGGTATGACTTCTAATAAATATGGTTTTGGTTATATGTTTAGTCATAACAAAGGTAAAAGCCTAAATTGGAAAGATGAGATATTCCAAGCAACTAATTTGCTTAGAAACTCATCCGAGTACCATTTAACAAACTTTGTAGAGGCTTGTGGTAAGTTACAGAAACCAGTTGACAATACAGAAATCAAGTTAATTAGAGAAAAGTATGTTCCTAAAGGAACTGGTGGAAATCAATTACCAATACAGCAATTCGGCCAACTTATGGATAAGTACTATGAAGATGGTGATTTCACGGCGTGGGGTTTGTTAAATGCAGGAACAAGTATACTATGGCATCCTGAAAAGCTAACCAATGCTAACTTCAGTAATAATAGTGTAGTGGTTGATGGACTTTTACAATATGGTAAGGATACAGAAGAAACTACTTTTGTAGACCCTAATCAAACTGATATATTCCAGTCATAACACAAAACATCCTGAGCA